CCTAAAATAAGGGGGTTTTTTGTTTATGGGGTGATTATATACCTTTCAGTATAAAAGTCTTGTATTTACTGGATTTGCTGTGTCATTTTTAATTGTGTAGAAAAGCGACCATCTGCGATTTCAGTAAATTGCATAGCTTCAAGTCTAACCCAATGATGATTTGTCCCATCAAACCAAACCATCTTTTTTGCATTAGCTTTATTTGCATCTTGCATAGTAATTAAATCAGATTTAAATGTGCTTGATATGTTTTGAAATGATATGGTAAATACTTCTTGTCCTGGATTTACATTAATAGCATACTCTACACCACCTAAGCTTCTTTGAACTTCATTTTCATAATTAATAGATGATTGAACATTGACATCAGGTTCTATTTCAAAGTTTAGTTTTTTACCAATGAGGATTTCTGAAATAATATTATTGGTTATGGTTGCATTAAATTCAGTATAAAATTTGGTATTGGTACTTTCAGTCAAACTTGCTACTTGCCACCCTGCACCACTTACTGCAGATATAGTTCCAATGCTTGAACCTACACTTGTAGTATCACTTGCATAAAAAGTCATAATAGTACCACTTGCAACTCCATCATCTCCCAAGAAATAAACTGCTGCTGCATCTGCTGTTGCACTACCTCCAACTGCATATTGGATTGCATCATTATCAACTATATCACTCATTCCAGTACCGATATTCATATCCGATGCTCGTTCATGAAGTGTTACAGAAGTTCCTGGAGAAAAAGTTCCTGTGGTTATTGTTCCTTCAGAATCAGTATTATCTGACCTATACATATTGATTGAATCATAAATAAAATATGATGCCATTTCTAAACCTCTCTACATTGTACTGAAACTTTCCCTACCTGTCGTTTCAGATTTGTTATTATAAATTTTTTCCCACTCCATGCATCCTTGAATAAACGAGTTGGCATACTGACATACGAGTCGAAAGTGTCTGATATTTCATTAAATGGACTTCCAAGTTCTTCAAAGGTAATCTCTCCAAAGTCTATGTAATCTCCAACTTGTAGCATTCCATATTTTTCAGGATTTACTAAAGTTGCATTTACTGTAGTTTTGTAATCTCCAAATAGACTTTCTCTAAAGTTAATCCAACTGGAATTTCTTGAACCTACTACTTCATCAACACTACTATACAATAAATCAAGATTGACCTCTTGCTTTTGAATATCTTGGTCGCCAAAGATAGTTTGGTGATTTGAACCTGAAAAAGTTGCAGGATAAGTATATTGTTCTAAATACTCATTTTCAGCAGGATGTGGTTTGTAATTAACAATCATACTTGTTTCTAAATCCTGAACTGATGTAATCCCAAGTTCATATCCTGAAATATCATTTTGAGATAAATCAACATTAGCAGTAACACTATCTTCTATAGTAAAGTATCGTAATTTTGCTACTCCTGTTAATTCTTGTTGTGCTTGTGGACTAAACTCAAAAAAGAAACAACCCTCATATTGAAGTTGTTCCATAATACTTTCTAAGGATTCTTTTTCATCTAAAGATAATTGTGTTTCCCAATGGGTTGAAGTTGGTGCAGTCAGTTTAGAATCTCTTAATTCTGCTACTGTTTTAAATCCTGAATTTTCTACTTTTGTATCACTATCTAAATCATCATTATTTAAAATAGCATATAGCAGTTGTCTGTGTATTGATACTGGATTATTTAATTCATTGATTTCTGATGCAGTTGTATGTTGATAAAATCCAGGTGTTGTAATATCTCTACCTAAATAAAGTTTATCAATTCCTGCATTAAAATCTTGTGATGCAATCGGCTCATTTGCTAAATCATTTTCTGCAGTTACTGTTACAAAAACATTTTCTAATGATACATTAAAACTATTACAATCAACATTTCCATTTGCTGTATCCCATCTAAAGCTTAAAAATAGTTCATCAGGTAGGGCATTATCGGTTAAAATACCTGATATATCAACTGCATTATAACTAGCAGTTAAATCAAAAGATGTTGTTCTACTATAATTGCTTGATGTCCCAATTATTGCTATATGTTTACTTGGTGTTGTGCTTCCAAATCCACTATCTAATTCTGTTGCTAAATTAACAAACAATCCATCATCTACACCTGGACTACCACTGCTATATGCTTGTGTTAATGTTCCATCTAGCCCTAAAGTAATGTCAGTAATTTTACCTGATACCTGTGGCATTTTTAATTTTAAAGTAAACCCTCTTATATCTGCAAAATTAGTTGCATGGTTTATATCTACTTCACTATCTGTTGAACCATCAAAAGCATTATTTATTGTACCATCTCCATTGGGAAATGTAACTGCAATAACTCCTGAACCACTACCTTCTTGTTTAGTAACTCCACCTGGGATTTCATCAGGTAGCATTTTAAATTGCCTTCTCATTAGCTTAGGAACTTTTAAAACACTAACATTATCTTCTGTTGCTATGGTAGTATCAGTATTGATTAATTCTAAGAATCGTTTTAATCCTTTATCATAGAACTCTAATTTAGCAGTATCTGCACCATCTGTTCCTTCAGGAACTATATACATAAAATCTTTACCATCATTTTTAAGAAAAGGACAAGCATAGACATCTGTTCCTGAAACAAAGTTCGTATTAGGAGTATAGTCCCCATAAACCAAAGGGACTATCTTATTATTGTATTGAGGATTGTCTGCACTACTTCTGCCTTGTGGGATAGACACATTCTGGAATGGTCTGTTAGATATGACATTCAATACAATCGTATTATTTCTATAACCAAAACTTGATACTTTACCACTAAAGATTTGTAAAGCATTATTAGCAGTATCATCTCCATCTATTTGAGATAATACATTTACATGACCATTGACAAATTCACTCCCTAATAATTCTAATAAGGTCGTTCCATCTAAATCTATGTTGGCTATGTTTAAGGTAATATTACCAGTTTTAGTGGTAAACCCTTTTAAGTCCAATGAATAAGATATACTTGGCTTGTTTAGGATTGCAGGATAATAGTCATATCCATTATATGTAGTTCCAGAAAAAGAAAATCTTAAATTATAATCTGCATCATCTTTATCTGTCAAATTAGGTGTTGCAGTTGTTAAAACACTTGTTGCATTATTTTTAAATATTTGCACTAACCAATTTTCAGTCATGGTTGGTGATAGCTTTGATTCGTAATTAGTATTTGTAAACATATCCTTCTTTCCCTTTAAATATTATCTAACAATCTCTTGTCTTATTTTATTTAATATTTCTTCTTCTCTAAATTTCATAGATAAATCTGCTTCAAATCGTTTGACCTCTACTCCATACTCAAAGATAATAATAGTAGGCACTACTTTAATGTCCCATTCTTTTTGTATGACTCCACCAATGTCTTTATTGGCAATATCTACATATCCAGTATAGCAATTCTGTAATTTCTCTAATGGTATTTTGTTAGCCCAATTCCAAGAAGCATTTATTTCTATTACTGCACAAAACTCATTTTTCATTAATTGAATATCTTGAAAGCTATCCAAAGATACTGATTGTGAGTATAGCGATGATGTAGATAATCCAAGCACCAATAGCCACATATTTATCAATTTTTTCATAATTCATATCCTATTTATTATTCATGTTGAGTAGTGTTTCATTGATACTTCTTGTATCCTCTTTAATGTCATCTACTTTATCTTCTAATTTCTCTACTTTTTCTTCAGTATTTAAAATTGAATTACGAATCATTTGGTCTTTTAAATCGTATTCTGTTCTACTGATTGGTGGTTCAGGTAATTCTTTTGCTAATTCAATATCAGCTTTAAGATTAAACCATAGTCCTACCACCATAAATATTGTTACACTAATGCTAATTAATGTTTCAATGCTAAATGTTAGTTTAGTTCCTTTGCCAAGTTCCACTTTAATATCTCCTTAATTTTAGTTTTGGTTTTTTTAGTTTTTGTTTTATGCTCTGCTTTTTCATTCCAAAAAGTTTTTTAGGTATGTATGCAAAAGCAGTTGATTTTGTTACATTACTCATAAGTTTAATTTCTCTGCTCTCCTTATAGCTGGAATAATATGGTCTACTACTGTTTCATCTACTAATGGTGCAGATATGTTTATTGTAATGTTTCTATCATTAGCCCCTGATGGTGCAGGTAAGGGAGTGAAATCGATTCGTTCCATACCACTCGCATTATCCCCTGCTACCACTCCACCACCTATTGGCAATGTAGTTCTACCTTTTGTGATAATACTACCACCTGTTGCAAAAGAGGAAAATAAAGAATCGGTTACTTTACCAATCATTCCACCTGCCCCTGCAGCTACTGCAAGATTTAATGGAAATGGTAATGCTTTCATAATACTTGAAATTAATCCTGCTTGTGCTTCAGCTACTTCTGCTTTTACTACTGATATACCAGCTTGTTTTGCAGATTGACCTTGCAAGATTGCTGCTTCAAGGTTTTGTGCTATCTTTTCCTCGTGTGCTTCTTTAGCAGCTTTTCTATGTTCTTTCATATCTTGCTCGACTTGTTTATTAAATGCTTCTCTGCGAAAAAACTCATTTTCTAAACCACCCATTCTAAAATTTAAAGCATCTTCATCTATAGCTGACATAGCATCGTTATGTGCTTGATAATTTCCTTGTATTCGACCAAAAGATTCTGCTTGTGCTGATGCTTGTTGCATTGGGTCAGTTTCAGGTATCCTTTGTAGTCTATCAATAAAATCGCCTATTCCTTCTTCTGCTGCTTTTTTGGCTTCTGTATTGGCTTGTGCTAATCCAAATGCTACATTGCCTGTAGCAAAATTCAATAATCCAATTTTTTGAATTAATAAATCGGTAGTTGATAAAAGATTTGCAAAAAATCCTGAAGTAATTTCTACCTCATCTTGCAATTCTTTTCCAATAGTTCCTTGTAAATTTTTATATGCTGCTGTTAATTTTTTAGTTGCATCAGTAGCATCTAATTGTTCTTTACCAAGATTAGCAACTTTACTTCTTACCGATTCCATAGTAGCAGTAATAAATGCTTGTTTTCTTTCTAGGTCAGTTAAAGATGCAACTGATTTCCCAGTAGCTAATGCCATCGCTTTATAAGCATCTTCTGCTTTTACAATAATACCAAGATTGTCTAACATAAGTCTTGATTGACGACCAATACCAGTTGTTAAACTTTCAATACCAAATAAGGTGTCTTTACCTACTGCCTTAGCAAGTCTTTGTGCCGAATCAATTAATTCAGAAAATTCTTCTTCGTTTTGTACAACACCAAGCAACATGGCATTATTTGCTTGAATCATTAAATCAACATCTGAAACAGTACCATCAGTAGCTTTTCTAAATTTTTGCAAAGACTGCTCATTCAGTCCAATACCTTTACCAAGATTTGTAAAACTTCGTGTAAGTGATATTGTTTGAGAACCTAATTTAATTGATTCTTGTGTAAATCTTGCTATAGCTTGAATACTAAATGCTGTAGCTATTACACCACCGATAGTAGAAAAACTTTTCTTTAATCCATCATTTTGCTTCTTTATATCTTTTTGTTCTTTTTCTACTTTGTTAAGTGCTTGAACAGCTTTTGCAACTTCGGCTTGAATTAATAATCTTATTTTTTTATCTGCCATTCTTTTCTACCTCATACTCTCTTATGGAGTTTAGTTCGTTATCTATAATTAAAAAATTATCTACAATAAATGAATCTGCTTCATCTAAACTTCTTGCT